TCTTTAGCTAGTCTATTAGACTTCAGCTTTAATTGAGCATAAGCAAGAACAACTTTTTTTTCATCTTGCTTTAGCTTCTTTATTGCGTTTGTCATTTTTACCTCTTTTGTTAGTTTGACCTAAATCTTTTATATCTTATCAAATCCCATTGCAAGAATTAATTTAGCTTTTTTTTATTTATTTTTTGTAACTTTGGCTCAACCTCTAGTTGTATCCCTTTACCGAATACTCTTTCCATAGATTTTACCATCTGCTCCATCAGCTTGGTGAACTCTTGCTGCTGTTCTTTACCGCTATGTTTACGAGGCGAGCGAGGCGAGGCGGCAGTTGCCGCCTCGACATTTGGTTTTTTACCACGAACAGTCATAACCTATCTCATTCCCCTCTTTCAGTTGTTCGCGGCACCAAGCTATAAACTCTTTGTCTTGTGCCTTGTACTCTTTAATACTTTCTTTCTGGAACTGTTGCCCCCAGAAGAAACCATCTTCGGCAACGCAATTCGGATAACCCTCTAAATATTCCTTGTCTAACTTATTGACAACTTCTTCAGTTATCTTTACACCGCCCATACCACCATTGAAACCAAGATGTGATAAATCACCAAAACCGCCATCTCCGTCAGGAAGTTTGTGCGTGTCGCCTTTGTTTTGTTCCGTAAACATCTGATCGAAGAACACCTGTAAACGAGCGTGTTTTCTCCAATAAAATGCTTCGTGGACTTCGCCATTCGAATCACGAAATCCTGCATATTGATCTAAACCCATATCTTTTCTCCTTTGTTAGTTTGTTCCCTCTCTTATTATATCCCATCAATTAATACAACACTTTTCTTTTAGAACCATTCTAAACTGCAAAAGAAAATGAACTTTCATTGCCACCACCTGTGCATGGGGGGAGAGCCCTGAACTCCAGCTTCACCTGCACGGACTTTACCAAACGAGACGAGCGACAAACGAGTTAGAAAGGCGAGATTGCCAGCAGGACCAGGATCCCCAGCAGGACTGTGGTGAACGTAGGAAACATTAGCCAAGTCAAAGCGAGGATTCCGATGAACCACATCATACGACTTCGTACCGCTGCCAGCCATCCGCCTCTTCAATTCCTTTCATGAATGCATCCAGCTCCTGCTGCGAGGCGAAGGTGTACGTTTTTCTTTCTTGTTTCTCTTGTCCCCAGTCAATGGTAACGGCATGTTCTCCCTGAACCTCAGACTCTGCCCAGCTGTTGCCGTTAGCGATGCAGCGTGTGCCACGGGCACCTGTCAGTGCGTAGACCTTCCCTGCTACGGGCTTATCTTTCTTCACTGCATCATCCGGTGTCCAGCCTCCGGGCGGGGCGTTTTCTTTGTTTATCTTTTTAATTAATTTATTAAGCTTCATCGGGATCCTCCTTCTCATTGTTAAAACGAATACAAATAACGATTCCATTATCATCCGAATGTAATATTTCATTATCGTGTTCAGGGCATTTCTCTACCCATTCCTTTACGTCTTGATCATTAATCATATGCTCTCCTTTGTTAGTTAACGGGGCACTTCGCTTACAGTAACCCATATGCGGTACGCCTCTGTAAGTATCGTCCGCATCGTTGGAATATCCGTGCCCCAAGCTTAGATAAGACCTGATGGGATAAATGTCAAGAGCTTTTTTTAAGAACTTTTCCACCACCTGTGCCTGGATCCCAGTCCTGAAGCTTACGCTGCTGGGGGAGATGCTATCCTTATAAACGAGAACGAGGTACGGGAAACCTATGAACGAGAACGAGAAAAGGCTTGTGCCTGGCGTGCTGTACTGCACATTATTGCGACTTATGTACAAAACTTCGGGCCTCATCTAGTTTCAGTTGCCACCCGCCAGGTCTTATATCCTATATAAGATATCATGGGATAAATGTCAAGAGAAAATGACCTGCTGCTGGTCCCATGCCCACGGTAACTAACAAAGAGGAAAAGAAAACGTGGGCGTGGGACGAGCTTCAGGATCCGAGCTGCCTGAGCACCAGCTCCTTCTTCACCTGCTCCTGGATGCGGGGCCATTGACCACGAGACGAGAACGAGGCAACGGGCTTCAGTGAACGAGGATCGGTGAAACGGGACACTGGTCTGTACAGTTTAATAGTCGCCTTCGAGGGGGTCTCTTTGAAGATTATAACAGTTCCCCCATGTTTAACATATTTATTAATCCATACTATTTGCCATTTATTTAACTTAGGAAAACTGAGTTCATCTGATTTTAATTCTATCCAAAATATACCCCATCTGTTAGCAGCGTGAATATCAGGTATACCATTAATTGTGCTAGATTCTATGCGAGTTAAGAAGTATTTAGTCAGTCCTTTTTTTACATTCTTCCATAGTAAAGTTTCTTGATTCATTTAGATCAGTTTTTTAATATTTTTAATCACACAATTTGGGATAATAGTTGTATTTCCTATTTCGTCAATATCTCCCTTTTCAGTCTCAGAGTAATCTCCAAACACTCTTGTTATGCCTTTTGATTGAGTCAGGAGATGTCCCTTCGTTACACAAACAGGTAGTTTTGATTTTAAACAGTGATCAATAGATTGCCACGAGCTATCGGAGCAAATATCATACCATTGTATTTCTACTAAAGGATATCTATCCTTCCAATGTTTTGCTTTTTTATTTATTGAAATTTTTCTTCTCATTTGTTTTGACTATAACATTACCTAATGAAGTGTACATTGTGGAATTATGTACACTGTTAAAAGCTTTGATCCATTCAGACCAACTAGCTGTTTTCAATTTCTTCAACGTGCTCGGGTTTCGCTTCGATTGTTTTGGCGTTATAGCCATCGATCTTTTGCGATAACTCGGATAGTTTGTTTTCGAGTTCTTCACGTGACATACCCTCCAGACCTGTTACTCTTACTTCTTTACGATCAACAAAAGCACCAGCCAATTGCCCAGATCTATACTCTGCATTAATAGCAGCAGCATATTGATCTTTCTTTTCTGCCTTATCAGCTAGTCTTTCAAATCTTTTGTAACGTCTGAGGTTATCACCTTCGTACATTTTAATTTCTTTTTCAAATCTTTTATCAAAATATTTTGCAACGTGTGGGTTTAATCTTCTAGATAATAATCTTGAGGCCATAACTCCATAATCATTTTCGTTTTTACAAATGTAACCAGCACGTTTTAAAGCCTCAGCTTGAGTTATACTACCCCAATCTTTAACGTAAATCTCTACGAACATTTTTTGTTTTGGAGTTAGATCTAACTCTGTTCTAAGTTCTTTTTTCTTTAAAGGCATATTTTTCTTTCCAATATTTTGCTCTCTCTAATCTTCTTATTCTAAAATCTTGTGCATCTATGCCTAACCATTTTCTCAACCAACTGAGCATTATACAAACTTACCTTTTTTGTAACCAAATTTTCTAAGTCGAGCTTTTTTATATCCTCTTTCAGCAGCCTCAGCCATTTCTTTTTTCATTTGTTTTCTTTGAGCAGTAGTAAGCGGTGGTACTTTCATAGTTGTGCCTGCTTTATCTGATGCATATGCCTTACCAACAATTACTGGACTTTTGAATTTTGGTTTGTTTTTTTTAGCTTTTTCAATTCTAAGAATCATTCTTCGTCTAAGTCCAGGAGTCGCTTTTATTTCAGCAGAAGTTGTTAGTTTAGTCCCTCTAATTTTTCTTTTAACATCAGCTTTAACCATTCCATAAGGTATAACTGGTGGTGATGTTGATGGTGATTTTTTGAATCTGGCCTTTGCAGATTTAAAAGCTTTGAAGCCTTTTCGAAAAGCTTCTTTGGCCATCTTCCTACCTTCTGGAGATGCTAAGAATTGTAAACCTTTTTTCATCATAATTTTTTATTATATAGATTATTTCATCATAATTAAACTACCTGGAATTGTTTTGATAGCGTTCCCGCTAGAGTGGTGTCTCTAGGGACACCACAGGGACACCACAGGGACACCATAAAAATTGATTAAAAGTATTGATATAATTGATAAATAGTTAATCAGGGACACCAGGGACACCTATTTTACCCCCAAGGGTACTTTTTTTATTACAGAGGTCTAGATAATCTTTATAATAGATTTTATTTGTCCGTTATCCGTTGTTGTGTTATAAATGTAACTGATGGGTTTTTCATATATACCTTTCAATTGTTTGCACCTCGAGGGGTTTGCTTTTTTTAATGCTCTCAGAACTTTACCCCCTCGGGGTGTTAAATTTTTAAGACCACCATGACTATTTTACTTTTACTCTTAAAATTTTAGTCATAATACTTTTTCTATCCTTACTATTATTAGCCGCTCTATAATCTTTATATAATCCACGATACTTAACCCATGACTGTTGCAGCTCCGTAAATTTTACCTTACCTTCTCTAAGCAATCTTTTATACTTCTCATGTATTATTTCAGGATCAAAGCCACTGTTCCAACAAACATATTCAAAAGATTTATTTTTTTCTAAAAACCAATCATGTGCATCTTTTTTTAAATAAGAATCTTCCTTAGTTCCATGTGTACTTAAAGCATCCTCAAATGCTTGTAGCACAATAGCCTGAAACAAACGCTGCTCTGGCGGATGTTTTTTTAATACTGCGGATGCTAATTCAGTGCCCAAAATTTTTAACAAGCTTGGAGAATAACTCACGAAACTGCCTCTGTACCTCTCTTGGAGATTTTACATATGTAGTCCATTTGTAATCATCTAAGGCCTCATCAATATATTCGTATCGATCAGGCCCGTTTAGGGTCTTACAAAAGTCTATTGAAGCCTCAATTAATTTATCGTATTTTTCTTGATTCATCCGCATAACCACGAAGTGGGAAAAGATATGGATGTAGAATGACTCCGTGGTTACGCATTTTTGACTACTAGTTTTAAACCTTTAGCTTGTGCAGCTTTCTTTCTACCAGTACGCCAACATCCCTCAACTTTATCAAGGAATGAAAGACTAAAATTTCCTAACCCAAAATCGTTTCCACAATACAACTGAAACATTAGACTGGTGATCTCGTCATAAGTTCTCTTATTTGGACACACCATTACAAGCTTTTGTAATGCCTGATCTATAGCTTCTGAACTGCTTTTAGCAGTTTTTTTACCCACTAAATCTCCTTTATTAAGTTAATTAAGTGTGTTCGTTGTTCGGTGAAAATAAAGTGTTTTAAGCCCCACTTTTTCATTAAGGCTAGGAATACGTTAATTGATCAGTATAAAATTTTTATGTGAATTGCAAGTTAAAAGTAGCCCCAGTCTCCCGGGGCTACACCTAGGATTTATTTACCATTGACCAAGGTCTTGCCTTGTTTTAGTAAATTCTCTTTCATTATAGAATAGCTTTTACCCTCTTTTTTAGCTATCTTTCTTATTTCATCATCAACCAATTTAGCAATCATAGATCCAGGTCTTCTAAAACCCTTTTGTCCCATCGCCCTTATTATATGATATGAATCAATGTCTACCGCACAACTTTTCCATTTGTTGATGTTCATCTTATTACCTTTCCTTACCATTAATGACTATTTTAGCTTGTACAGAAAAATTAGGATCTACAAGTTCTTTTGGCTTAACTTCAAAAGCTGTAGCCAATTGATCTAAAACTTTAATTCCAATATTGTGATTCTTATACTTACCAGTAAATGTTCTATGAACATTACTAATATCACGTTTCATCAATCTAGCAATATCTGCATATGATAGTTTATATGCATCTTTTAATAGATTAATATTTCTTCTGACAATTGAATAGGAATCAAGTTTACTCATTTTCAGTCTCTAAATAATCTTTTGATTTATAAAAATCAACCAGATTTATTTTTTTCTTTGAGTCCTTCAATCCACTATTAAATATTTTTTGAAAAATATTAATATAGTCTTCTGTTGATGTACCAGATAAAAACCAAGCCGACTTAGTTTTACATGCTGTGTAAAATCTATCAAAGTCCCACTTAGGATGTTTATCACTTATTAAGTATGCTGTTACACAAGCTCTCTTAATTCTTCTTCTGGTATCTTCTGTACCTAAGAAATATTTTTTAAGCTTCAACAGCTGTGCACCTATTCGATCACAATGTTGAATACCACCAGCAGGTATTTTGAATGTGCCTAATTTAAACTCATCCGAGTGCCTTCTGTATTTGGTATTTACTTTTTGTAACAAAACAAGTGTTTCAGCAACAGGTATACCATATTGAGTCATCTTGGATTTTAAAATTTTATAATCCATTTTACCTCTTGCACAGTGGTGATGAAGATAATGATCCAGTGACCAGTTCTTTCTACCAGTGTTAAGTCTTGCTACATCAAGCGGATCATCAGAATTAATTATGATGTACGGAACAGGTAAACCTAGTTCCTTTCTCGCTTGCAGAGTATGTTGACCATCAACAACCTCTTTGTTTTTATTAACACGTATTGGGTCCATAAGATCCTTATCAGCTATTAATTTTTTTAATTGCTGCACGTGTGCTGCATCCACAGGTCTATTACCTCGGACTTTTTTGAAAATAGAATAATCTCTAGTTTCAAAAAATTTATTATTTACTGCTCTCGCCATATCTTTTCCTCCTATGTTAGTATTAGATAAGCTAATCCACCAAAAATAAATAACAAAACTTTTGGTGGGATTGTTAATAAAAGAAACAAAATTACCATTTTAATAATCAGGTCTGTCATTTGCTCCCTCCAGTTGATCTTCAATTAACTTGTTAGCGATTGTTTCATTGATCGGATATATTGGAATATCCGCAAAACGCATCGGTAACTGTTGAAGTCTTTTCATAGTTGATTGCCACTCATCATCACCATATTCAAGTGGCATGTGTCCGTTAGCCGATATCAATGGTAATTGATTAAGTATCTTATGTACTTTGTCTGCCCATTCATTGAAGACTTCGGAGTCTGATCTAATCGGAGATTTCATTGAACCCCCACCTAGAAAACAATTTTATCATTTTATCAACACCCTCATAAAATTTTCGTTTTCCAGAAATATTATCGTTTACAGAGACGCATCTATATTCCTCACCATCTACATCTAAGGTGATTTTTTTAGTGGCCTCGCTGTAGCTAACCATAAACACTTTATATTTTTGATTAGGTTTTTTTTCTTCGTCTGGCTTGTGCCATACAGGGTCTATTACATCCATGGATGCAATTGAAGCACCCTCGGGTATAGTACCTATATCTTTTTTATCATTCATGATAACCTCTAAGTTAATTATTTTTTAATATTCTTATAAAGAAAAAGATGGGATATGCAAGGAAAAAATGATATAGGATAATATAGGTTTTTATGACAAAATTTGTTTTAGTTTTATATTTATGTAGTCAGTTAAGCGGCCAATGCCCAAATCAACATTATCCAGGATATTCATTTGAAACACATATAGAATGTGTAGAGTACGGTTACAGAGCTGCATATGGAACGTTTAGAGAATTAGAAAAATTAGAAGAATTTACAAAAGAATACATTGAAAATAACAGAATTGCTGTGAGATTTGAGTGTAGAGCAGTAGAAATCAAACCAGAAATAGTCCCATTACCAAAACCAAAGGGAAAAGCTACATAGTTGCATTATTATCACATTTTGTGATATATTAACTCATGAAACTTTATCGTATCCAAGCACGATATAATAATTTATATTTTGATAAGATGCTTGAGGCAGATAATGATGCAGGAGCTCTTGAGGCATTTTCAAATGGTGTTAACTCAGGAGAAATAGTAGGTGCAGATGAGAGTTTTTATGGAGATCGCACTTACATAACATTTGAGGAGGTAGACAGAGATGTCGTTACAACAGCTGGTGTCGGAAAAACTTCAGTTGGAGTCCAAGTGGGCGAACCAAGCGTTGGCTCAGGGGAGAGTAACTCCTGATATGAAGTGGATCGACATTAAACTTAAAGACCTTAAGAAAAAAATCAACGATCAAAGCGTTGAGGATGCAAAAGAAGGTCTATTTGATATAGCAAGTTAACCTTGCTTAATTTTTTTAATTTTTTTCCTAAGACTAGTACGCTCTAAATTTTGCAAAAAGCATTCAGTGTCGCATCTAGAATAGAACCCCTGCGACTTACAACCTTCTAGAATTCAACAAAATTAAAAAGTGAAAAATCGTCCATGTTATAATAGTAAATAAAAAAATAAATGGAGAGCAATAATGTTTGAATGGAGACATCCTAACTATTACAAAGAACTTAAAAAGTTAAGAGAAGAAGCTGAGAAGGAATTAGAGGAAGAAGAACAGGAACAAGATAAAGAGGAAGATTAACGCTTCCTCTCATAAATAGTACGCCACTTTTTCCCGTTGAAATAATATCCGCTTATCTCTCTTTTATTATTTCTTTTATTCTTTCGCTTCACCCCAGCTCCTGCCCAAAGCAATGTCAACTTTGCTAGGAACTTTAAGATTGTCGATAGCATTTTCCATTACCTCCTTAACTTTATTTATATCATGTTCTTCATTTATTGAAAAACATAACTCATCATGTATTTGTAATAAAGGTTGATAGCCCTCTTTATAACAATTTATCATCGCTTGTTTTGTTTGATCAGCTGCTGATCCTTGGATTAATCTATTTAATGCTTTATATGTGAAAGCTCTCCTAATATTATTTCCATAAATTGCTTTGGCCTCTTCGTATTGCATGGCCTTATTCATTCCAAAAGTTGATGGCTCCCACATATCAAATCGACATTTTCTTCCTTTTATAGTTCTAATAAATCCATATTTAGATGCACTGTTAGTTACTTCCTCAGCTAATCTTTTAACAAATGGCACTCTATTATTATATTTATTTAATAAATTTTCTGCCAAGTCTTTTGAAATACCAAGCTCTCTACCTAACTTAGCTTTACCCATACCATAAAATAATCCTAAATTTATTGTTTTGGCTTGTGTCCTGGATATGCCTGCCATGTCCGCAACAATCTGATGAAAGTCAGCAGCTTCATTTTTATATGCCTCTATAAATTCATCAGCTCCAGAAAAATTATTGTTAACACTAGCAGCATAGTGAGCAACTAATCTTGGTTCTTGTTGTGAATAATCAAAGCTGCCCCATTGTTTACCATCTTCAGGTAAAAATAAACTTCTAATTTTATCACCATATTCTTTATTACGTGCAGGTATTTGTTGAAGATTAGGGTTGGAATAACTTAATCTACCAGAAACTGTACCACCTTGATCAGATCTTAGTTGATTTATTTCAGAATGTATTCTACCTTTATGCACAAATCTTTGAATGGAGTCTATGAATGTTGAATGGAATTTATTTATTTCTCTTGCTTCTCTTATTAGTTGGGCTATCGGGTTATCACAGTTTACTAACCAGTTTTGGGTAAAACTTGGTTCTTCAGTTTTCGGTGTCCGTGGGTAATCAACTCCGATCCTGTCAAAAACTTGAGCTACAGATCTTGCAGCCCATATGTCT